AGTTTTATCCAAAAATGAAGTTCAAGCCGATTGAGTTGAGAGATATGACAACTTTTAGTGAATCACTAGAGAGATTAGTAAACAGCGGAACACTAACCGCAGACGTTGACGTTGAGAACTTAGTTCGTGGCGAAATGGGGTTACCAAATATTGAAGAAAAAGAAATAATTGCACCAAAACCAAATGATTCAAAGTTGTCTATTTCACTTGATAGCCAAAAAAAAAAGTTAGCAGTCAGTAAACAAGATACGTTTAGGGATTTAACGCTTGCGGAAGAAAAGCTTGATCTTGATGCTTACCGTAGCCAGTTTGAAAAAGGAGAAAAAGAAATATCTGATACGGTTGCGATAATGGGTGCAGCTCTTGCGTCTGATATAATGAAACGATCAAAAGCGTATTATAACGGTGAAAAGTTTGGAAAATTAGACGACAAAGTAAAAGAAGTTATCAAGACCAACACAAAGAAGCTGTCTGAACAACAACTAGAGCAATACGAGTTCGGGAAGACTCAGGCGGTTAATGAAATTGGTGTTTCTGGTCGTATCGCTACACCAAAAGAAGTGAAACAAGTTGCCAAAGACACAGCGGTACTTGAAGCGAATAAATTACAACAAGATTTAGAAAGTTCGGCACAATTCACAGTTAATAGCGCCAAACAAAAAGGTGCAAAGGTTACTGAGTCAATGCAAGCGGTGAAGTCTGGTCTTGATGTTATTGTAGCACGTCAAGCAATGTTATTTGGTGGCCTGCAAACAAGCTCAATGATCAACAAAGCAAAACGAGACGTTCACAATGAATACAAAAGTTTAATAAGTTTTGAACAATACAGTGCGATCATTGATAGCCGAACGAGTGGTATTTGTAGGTCGCTTGACAATCGAGTTGATAAGGTTGGAAACTTGCCAGTGCCACCGCTACACGGAAATTGTAGATCAACACTTGTAAGTGTCATGAAAACTCAAGACCCACAGCCAGAGTTTAATCCAGTACCAAAATCAGTAGAAGAAAAGATTTCGGTTGATCCCTTTAAAACAAAGGCAATCTGATGACATGGATAGATAAAAACAATAGGCTTAAAAAAGAGAACAAAACAAATGAGTAATTAAAAATATTAGTTAATTCGTCTACTGATTTCCTTTTTTTTAAAATACTTTCACTTTCATGGTTCTTTTTGGTTGAACTGTAATTTTCGTCCCATATTAATATGTCTTTTTCGTAGAGATTGATACATGCCTTGGTGTGTAAAAATAATAATAAGCAGCATAAGAGGCAGGACACTAAAGAATAGTCAATGAACACACTCCTTTGCATGTCTGTTATAAAAATAATTACGCAAAATATAAAAGATATTAACGAGCAAGTTGAAGATAAATTGAATAAATATACTTCTTCTTCGCTTAAGCCTTTTGTTAATTTTGACCGATGGTCATTGTAATGTTTCCACTCTATTTTCTGAATATCGGTTAGTTGTTTTTTCATTGCTTCGACGATATTAAAGGCGGTATCGGTTGTCAATAGTTACACCTTATTAAAATATTTAATTATTGACGCTCAAAACATTTAATAACAAAATATAATCATGAATAATAAAAAAGTGAATCTATCAAGCAATCAAGAAGCGATGTTGTCTGACAAGTGGACGGACGTTATCAGGGTTGGTAATTGGGAGAACTCATACAAAGATTTTCGGATCGTTGCTGGTGATCTTTCTACAATGATGGAGAACTTTAATTCTAACGTGCTTCGTCTTGATCAGGGTGAAGTTCCGTTTAATTTTTCACATCATTCCACTAAAGATGCTGCTGGTTGGATTGAGTCACTGCGCATTGAAGCCGAGGTGTTGCAAGCCAAAGTCCGTTGGACATCTAAAGGGAGACAAAAAATTGAAGACGAACAATTTAAATACGTTTCCGCTGAAATCGCCATGAATTACTTGGAAGATGAAAGCGGTGCAAAACATGGAATGACCTTAACTGGTGCAGCACTAACTAATATTCCCTTTGTCCGAGGTATGAAAGCCGTCGCACTGAGCGAAAATAGTAAAGAAGCTGATTTATATATTTTTAATTCAAATAATCGAATGCAAAAGTTCAAAGAACTGATGGCTGAATTTTCAGACAAAGAAACGATTACAAGTCTTGAACTCGCAACAATTAAAGGTGCGTTTGTTATGCTATCCGATGAGGAACAAGCAGAAACAAAACCAGAGGTTGATGCAGTCGAAGCTAAAATCGAATCTGAAACTGAGGAAAAAGCCGACGAAGAAGAAACAACTGACGAAGCTGCTGACGTAGTAGTTGAAGAAGTTGCGGAAACTGAAGCGGAAGTTGAGTTGTCAAATACTCAAGAAAACAAATCATTAGAAACAACTCGAAGTGAAGTTGTAACTCTCAATGCTCGTATTATCGAACTTGAAAAAAACGAACTTGATCGGAACGTAAGTTCTGAACTCAATTCACTCGTTTTAAGCGGTCAAATTCTACAAAAGGAGGTAGCAGCAAACAAAACGCTTGCTATGAACTTGAGCGAATCTAATCGGACACAGTTTCTTGATATACTCAAGAATCGTGAAAAGGTTATCGCACTAGGCGAAGTTATCGGACACGGAAATGACAATTCTGATATCGAAGCAAGTTCAAAAAACAAAACGGATGATACAGAATCTATCCAAGTATTGGCAAAAGAATTGCAAAAAACAATGAATTTATCGGTCGATGATTCAGTTTTTGAAGCAATGAGACAACTTTCTAAATAATTACTAAAAAAACTTAAACATGGCTACAGGTGTAATCACATTACCAAGTATCACTAAGACAGTGACAATCGACACAGACCTATCCGCTGCCGCTGGTCTTGCAGTAACTTTTGACGGTTCAGACGACGGTGTTGTAAACCTTTTGGTTGCTGCTACGTCAGTTCCATTCGTTCTATATAGCGGAGGTAACGGAGCAACAACCGCCACAACTGGCACGATCGTTGTCTCTGGAGGTGCAGAAGTAACTATCGGTGGAACAGTCGCAGCAGGCGATAAACTTACAGCTACAACAGCTGGTAAATTCATCACTACTACAACCGACGCTGATAACTACGGAGCCATTGCTTTGATCGCTGGTGTTGCCAACGATAAAATTTCAGTTCTTGTCGTACAAGGAATGATCGCAGCTTAATTAATATAATTACTAAAAAAACTTAAACATGGCTCCAATTAAAGTAGATAACGTAAGACAGGACAAACTAGTGTCCAACGTACTGTTGGCACGAACAAACGCTGACATGTATCTTGCAGACATATTCCTTCCAACAATCCGAGTCAAAAACGACTCAGGTGACATTGCCCAATGGGGAGACGCTCACATGAGATCATACGATCTAAAACGATCACTTCACGACACTAGTCTTCACTATGTAGAAGTTGAAATCGGTGAAACTATCAAGTACAACATAAGTCAGTTTGACGTGACTCATAAAGTAGTAAATATTTTGGTAGAGCAAGCCGAAGACCCTTTTAATCTTTTTGCTCAATACGCTATTTCAGCTCGCGAAATTGTTAAATTGAACCGAGATATTGCATTGGCTACTCAGTTGACTAGTACGGCTGTTCTTACTAACAACGAAACACTATCTGGTACTGATCAATGGAGTGATTACACTAACTCAAAACCAAAAACTCAAATTGACAGTGCTATTGACTCAGTTGAGCTTGCTATCGGAAAAGAAGCAAATTCAATCTATTTCTCAAAATCGGTTGCAACCAAATTGCGTAACCATCCTGATTATATCAACCTTTACAACGGTTCAAACGGAACTGTTCCAGGTGGTGTTCCTCAAACAGCTTTTGTTCAATTGATGAAAGATGCTCATGGTTTTGAAAACGTATTTATCGGAAAAACTGTTAAAATTACTTCTAAGAAAGGGCAAACAGTAACTCGTGATTACGTATTCGGTAAAGACTGTGTGGTTTTCTACCGTGCAGCTGCTCCAGCAATTATGGAACCATCTTTTGGTTATAGTTTTGTTCCATCTACTGGTGGTCTTAAAACAAAAACATGGTTCGACGAAGATTCTCAATTATTTTACAAAGTACAAGCTGCTTTGCCATTCGATGACAAAATCTTGATGCCAGACGCTGCTTTCTTATTCAAAAATGCAATTGCTTAATTAATCAAAAAATGGCTCGAAAAAAGAAACAATCAGAAACGAAAGTTGAAAATCAACCAGAGACAAAAGTTGTCGAAATCAAAACTGAATCAGTCGCAAAGACTGGTTCGGTTGCGGTTCTTGCCAACGCTATACGACACAACGGTCGATTTTACGCTAAAGGTTGTGAACTCACAGCTCAAGACGTAGAAACCTTGCAGTCAATAGGTTTAGAAAGTTATATCATAACACAATAAAAACATGCCTTTAATTAAAATACGTGGAAACTTTGTGGCTGATCAATTCACAGCGGTTAACCACACAAAAGAAAGCCGGGAACTCACAGAAAACATTACAGCAGACAAAACGCTTGAAGCTGCTGATAGCGGAAAAGTTTTTTATGTCACAGTAGACGCAAAAACAATTACATTGCCAGCGACAGCAGTTGGTTTGACTTATACGATTGTTAATGGCTTGCCAGCAGGTCAAACGATTGTAACTATTTCGCCAAATGCTTCTGATAAAATATCTGGCGCTGATCTTACAGCCGCAGATAATAAAGACCTTATCAATACCAAAGCAACTGCACGATATGGCGACAAAGTCGTTCTATTCGCTGATGGTGCTGATGGTTGGTTTGTTCAAAAAATGACTGGTACATGGGCAAGACAAGCTTAATAACAAAACACAAATATGGCTCTAACTAGCTTCACCGATATTGCGAATGTAAAACGTTCATCTGGGTTTACGAATAATAGTAACATTGTTGATAGTTTAGTTGAGCCATATGTTTCAGCGGCAAATTCGGAAGTTAATCAAGCGATTGCGACACGGTATAAACTGCCTTTATCTGTGAATCCTTTGTATGCTGGAAGCGTTGCAGAATCCGCACTAAAGAACATTGCTACCAATCTTGCTGCTGGGTTCTTAATGATGCAGCAATATGGAGACGCTGGCGGTGAAATGTCAGAGTCAGCTATTATCAATGTTAGATTTGCACGAAATCAGCTAAAAATGATTAATAGTGGTGAGAATATACTACTGGGAACAGGTGGAGAACAATTGATCCTTAGAGAATCAAGCCTAATGTCACCGAAAGGATTTCCTAGCTCTAATACCGCCAATCCTCCAAAGTTCACTATGGATCAAAAATTCTAATGCCATTAAAAATACAATTTACTATTGAGGGCGACAAACAAATTGATGTCTTGATGGATAGAATGGTCAAAGGTGTTTCTAATTTCCGTGAACCATTGCAAGAATCAGCCACTTATATGCAAAAACAAATTCAGAATCAGTTTAATTCTGAGGGTGGTCAATTCAAAGGAACACCGGGCGGTAGTAAATGGGACAGGCTCAGCGAACCTTACGGAACAAATAAATCTAAGAGTTACCCAGGCAAGGGTATTTTGTCAAAAACTGGTAAGATGCAACGAAGTTTTCGGTCGGTCGTGTCACGATCAGTCGCAACAATATTAAATACAACGTCTTATTTTAAATACCATCAATCAAACAAATCTAGGAGTAAATTGCCGAGACGTGTTATGTTGGCGATAGGAACTGGGCAACAAACACAGATATTTAAGTTTTTCAACAAATATTTAAACAAATTACGAAATGGATAGATGTATTGAACGAATTATGGCACTAATTGAGACGTATGTGACAGGACGTGGACTTAAACAGTTCTATAACGGTTACCCACACGCACAAATAAACAACGCTTCTTTGCCAGCGGTAGTTGTTCGGGGTGTATCCATGACATCTGAGACGCTTACAACGAATAAAAACCAAGAAGTCTACGAGATACAAGTTGTCGTACTTGCAGACGCTAGAAATACAGTCAACACAAGCGAAAATCAAAACACTCCAGAGCGTGAGTTGAGATTGATTTTTGAAGAACGTGATACTAACACTCAAGACCCAAAAGCAAACACGATCATG